TTCGCTGAAGTTCCTCGTGCGGGATCAACATTCGTTGCATTCTCATACATTGGTTCTGACGCTGACGTTATCGCTGCTACAGTCGTACCTCCTATCGAGGCAGGTGACTTACTACAAATCGAGGGTGAGAATGAGAATCGTGAAGTTGCGTTGATCGAATCTTCCAACTCCTTGATTACTTTCGAATACACAGGAACTGTTAAGGGACGTAACGCAGAAGCACTTGCTTCTATCACAACAGGTGAAATCAATACTGCAATCATCACCTCTCCTGGTGATGGATATACATCACGTCCAAACGTTGATGTTGTATCTTCCTCTGGATTTGATGGTCGTGTTCGTGCACTAATGGGTCTTTTAAGAATTGATGTTAAGACTGCAGGTGTTGGTTACTCTATGCCTGAAGTTACAGTCGAGACTGAAGTTCCTGATGATTGGACTCCACCAGAAGGACCTGCTGTTAACCAAGGATTTGATACCTACGCAGGTGAAGGAACTGACAACGAAGGTAACCCAATCGTTATTGTTCCTGGCTACATTCAGATCACAGCACAACCAGTTAACGTAACAGTTAACCAAGGTCAGACTGCAGGATTTACTGTTATCGGTCAATTCATCAAGTCTTCTGATGGTACAGTTGGAACTACTCCACTCAACTATCAGTGGCAGCGTAAGCAGTATGGTGAAACTGCATGGGCTAACATTACTGGAGCAACCAGTTCTGTTTACAGTACACCTTCAGCCGCACAGGCAGATGATGGTGATGAGTTCCGTGTTGCTATAACTGCTGCAGGTGCTTCACCTGTATATTCCAACTCCGTGATCCTCACAGTTCAGACTGGTGCGACAATCATCTCTAACTTCTTACCTACTCAGATCTTCCAATAAATAGAACATGGCTGCTACATCATCATATAATCAAGGAACCAAAATAATAACGGTGGACGGGGATGGACTCCCCAACCCCGTTAGTTATGGTACCTTTCCTAATGTCAATAATCCCAACAATGTAACAGAGCAAGACTTTGAGCATTCTTGGTATTATAGAGGTGGTACGTTTGGTATTAGTAGAACTTTTGATGATGCTAATTTTACACAAAATGGATTTGTAATTAGTATTCCTTTATCTGTTGCAGATAATGGTTTACTTGGAAGTTCTATACAAGTTGGAGATAGAATTCTTTTTGTATTAGATGCAGGAACTGCTAACGAAAAGAAGCAAGTATTTAAGTATACTGGTACTCAACAGACCGTTGCTTCTGGAGAATTTTGGAGGGCAACATCAACTAATCTTGAGTTAATTGTTGATTATAGTAGAGAAACATATAGTGGATCGTATGAATATTTTGATCAAAGAAATGCAAGAGCTGCAGTACCTTTAGGTGCTATTGGTGTTGCATCTAATGGTGTCGTCTTCTTTAATCCTAGTGCAGGTGCAGGTGGTAACCCTCCTACTGGATTTAACTGGAACGCACATTTCGAAGATGCTGTTGTAGATTTCGGAGATGATAGTTGTGGTGGACATCCTGAAAATACAGGTCAATATCATTATCATGATACAGATTTTTTACAGTGTTGGAAGGCAAACTCTGTAATGGCAGGATATAATGATTACTATGGTTCCAGTCAGTTTAATGGTGATAATCTAAGACATCCTGATGGACATTCCAAAATGGTTGGAATTGCTTTTGATGGATTCCCTGTTTATGGTCCTTACATCTATAGTAATCCATGGAATAATAATTCTGATATTGCAGTAGCAAGTAGTTCATATAGAGTTAAGTCAGAGGAAGCACCTGGAAGACCTACTTATGGTACTACTCAGCAGAATCCACCTGCAGGAGCACTTATACAAGATTGGGAATACCAAGAGGGATTAGGAACTCTTGATTATCATAATGGTAGATTTGCTGTAACACCTGAGTTTCCTAATGGAACTTATGCTTATTTCCTATCTACAGAATTAGATTCTGAACAGAATTTAGTTCCTCAGTTTCCATATCTCATTGGATTAACTACTAGAGAAGTATTGCAGAAACCAGATAATGATGGTGCTGCTACACCTCCTGCACCTCCTTCAGGTGGAGAAGGTGAAGCACCTCCAGCTACTATATTACTTGGTGCACAACCTCAGAATGCTACCGTGGAAGTTGCTTCATCAGTTACATTTACTGTTACTGCAACTATTAGTCCTGAGGATGGTCCTAAGACTTATCAATGGTACAGATCTACAGATGGTGGATATTCATTCGCTGTTCTTACTGGATCTACTGCTAATAGTCTTACATTCACTGCTCTGGCATACATGTCTGGATACAAATACAGATGTGTTATCACAGGACCTGTGGGTGCAACCCCTGCAACTAACTCTCCTCTAACAACTGACGTTGCAACTCTCACCGTAACAGGTGTTGGTGGCGGTCAAACTGCTGAGGACTTCTCAAGTACCAACGTATCGTTGGATACTACTGGTATCTCCTTCGATGCCACATAAATAAAACTGTACAAACTGTAAAAACATGGCTAAACAATCAGTTGGTATTGGATCTTCTGCAAATGATGGCACTGGTGATACTTTGCGTGATGGTGCCATCAAGGTAAATGCCAACTTTGATGAGCTTTACACAGCATTAGGTAACGATACTACACTCCAAGTGGACATCAGTGGATCTCCTTCTGATGGTCAAGTATTAAAATGGACTTCTAGTCCTTCGGGAGCATTTAGAGCAGGGAACTATGATATTCTAAGTTCTGATCTTGATACAAATGGTCATCAGATTCTTTCTGATGGAACGGATAATATTACAATCAAGCAAACTGGCACAGGAGATATTAAACTTTGGGCAGGTGGATCTGGATCTGCATACACATATATTGATGGTGATGATGGATACTTTAAATGGTATGCACCATACGCCACTGAAGCAGGATTACCAAATGCTACAGATCATCATGGTATGTTTGCTCATGCACATGATACAGGTAAAGGATATTTCGCTCATGCTGCTGCTTGGGTACCTCTTATTTCAGAGAACAGTAGTATTTCATTATTAAATGATGTTGATACAACTGTAAATGGTGGTCCTTCTGATGGTCAAGTCCTGAAATGGAATGCATCTAACACTGCATGGGAACCAGCTAATGATGAGCAAGGGACAGGTGGAAGCGGTGGAACCACACAAAACTTATTTGAGACATTTACTGGTGATACTGGTACAACCACTGCGTCTGCTCCTAACGACACTTTTAATATTGTTGGTGGTACAAACATTGCTACTGCATTGGTTGGAGACACTTTAACAATCAATATGACAGGAGCTCTTGGAGATCCTGATCAGAATCTATTTGAGACATTCGGTGCAGATAATGGACAAACTTCAGCTACTGTAACTACTGACAGTCTTAATTTCTTAGGTGGTACTGGTATTAGCACCAACCTCAACGCAGGTGCTATTACTATTACTAACGATTCTCCAAATATCGTTCAGAACTTATTCCAAACAGTTGCGGGGGATTCAGGATCTACTGCAGCTGCATCAGCTACTACTACATTGACTATAGCTGGTGGTACTGGTTGTACAACTGCTATGGCTGGCAATACACTGACTGTCAATGTGGACGAGAATCTCCCAGTTGGAGATGCTAATAATAAAGGTCACTCATTCCATTTTGATCAGAATTTTGCTGTTGTAAGTGGTGCTTCTCCTACATTATGGTATTCAGTATCATCAAATGGTACTTCTGCATATAGATTTACAGGACCAGGTGTATCTGATACTGCTGATGATCCTACATTCTATGTGTATAGAGGATTTACTTATAAGTTCCACAATACAACTGGTAGTACACATCCATTTGAGATCAGAGTTTCAGATGGTGGTTCTGCAGTTACTTTAGGAGTCAGTGGTTCATCAACAGGAACAACAACATACACCATACCTATGACACTTGCAGCTGGTACAACTTACAAGTATCAGTGTACTGAGCATGGCGGTATGATCGGAGACATCGTGGTGGTATAATATGACAAGAACAGTTCCAGGATCAGGTGCAGCAATAGAACCAGTTTTTAACAGCGTATTCGGTGTTAAAGATGTAATCGTGACCAATCCTGGTTCTGGTTATAGTCAGTCTGATCCTCCAAGATTAGTAATTGGTAATTGTGGTACTCCTATTAGGGATGCTGTTTTGCGTGCAAATATTGGTGTCAATGGGGATCTTCTTTCTGTTGATGTGGTAGATCCAGGTGAAGGATATGATCCATTAAGATTAGTAGTAACCAGTCCTGATTCAGGGGTTGTAGAAGCAGATGCTAATCTTGTACTGAAAACTGATGGTACTGGTGGAATACAAACAGTCCAAGTCACCCAGCCTGGTGATGGATATTTTACTGCTGAAGCGGAGATAAAAGGTGGTGGAGGATCAGGTGCTGAACTTGTTCCTGTCACTGGTGGTGTAACTGGTCTTGCTATCGAAGGTAAAGGTAGGAACTACGATCTCAACGATATTACTCTTGTTATATCAGGTGGTGGTGGAGACGGAGCAACGGGTGTTGCTGAGGTTAATCAGTTCGGCTCTGTCACTGGAATTAACATTAGTAACCCAGGTGAGTTTTTTGAGACTCCTCCGATTATACAGCTAATTGGTGGTGGTGGTAGCGGTGCTACTGCAGAGGCAAAGATTAATCTTGGTGCTATAACTGAGATCAATATCCTCAATCCAGGTGGTAGTTATGTTGCTCCTCCTCAGGTTATCTTTACTAGAGATACTAACTTAATTAGAACACAAAGAAATAGAACATCATTAGAGAGTGAATTATATAATGTAACTGCACTGCTAAGAAATGCTGCTGCAGCAGATACTGTCTTATATGTTCAGACTACTGATGCATATCCTGGTTCTGGTAAATTCCAGATAGGAACAGAGATCGTTAGATATACTGGTAAGACTCCTATTAGTTTCACTGGATGTACTAGAGGTCTTAATTTTAGATATGATCAACGTATTGTATTAGATGCTTTGGCAAATGATAATGATGGACTATCAGGATATAACTTTACTGTTTCAGATAGAATTAGAAGAGTAGAGGAAGATAAAACTAATAAGGTTGCTGTTGTATATGACTGGAATAAGGTAACTAGAGAGTTATTCTTAATCTTCGAAGTTGATGAATTGGCATTTATTGATGGTGGTCGTTCTAACGAAAAGACTGCTGTTATTCAGTTCATTGCAGGTGTTGCTAGTTCTACAGAAACTGGAGAAGCACCACACGTCTTGGTTGAGCAACAGAATAGTAATATTGTTCTATTCACTTCACCACTAGGTTTGTTGGAGAATTTTACCTTCGAAGATGATGATGAATTGGATGGAGCAGGTGATGGAATCCCTGACCTGGTAAATACTGATACAGAGTTTGAGAATGAGATAAACTTAGATGGTGGTATTGCATCATCACTTTATGGTATTGAGGAGACCGTTGGTGGTCAAAACACAACATTATTCCAACAAGGTGATGAGTTATATGATTCCAGTTTAGTTCCTCTAGTATCAACTGTATCTGTTGCAGGTGCACTTGGTGATGGATTAGCACATAGTGCAACTTCTAAAGTAGTTGCTAAGTCTTGGAATAATGTAAATTACATCGTTGGAGAGATAGTAACTGGTGGAAACACTGGGGTTACTGGTAAAGTTGTCTCATTTAATAATGCTTATGCTACGGGATATGTAGAGATAACATTCGAAGATCTAACGAATAATGGTAATACATATCAATTTACAACCAGTGATACCTTAACAGGTGGTACCTCTGGTGCAACATCAACTTTCTGGAAAGAGGAGTTTACAAACCTCGTCAGAAACGAACCTGAATAAGTCACATAAATAAAAGGAAGGTTAAACTGCTAAGATGGCACTACTCACCGATCAATTTAGAATTTTCACTGCGGAGAGATTTATTAAAGCTCTAGAGGGTGCCGACCCATCGCAGTCAGACCTTGTAGCGGGAACGTCGAGGGACAGGTTGTATGTTTTCATTGGAAGACCACAAGAGTGGGACAATGAGAATGCTCCTCCTACCCCTGTCGATTCTTTCCAAGAGTTTTCAGACACATTCGCTGACATGATCTCTCTTAAGAGAGTTCTTGCTAACGATACAATCCAGGTTGTAAGGCGAATTGACTGGACACCACCAGAGCAAACTACTGGTGGATTAGGTTATGTCTATGACATGTACCGTCATGACTATAGTTCTACTAAAACTGCATCTTCTGGTGCAACTAAGTTGTATGATGCAGACTTTTATGTAGTTAACTCACAATATCAAACTTATAAGTGTATCTACAATGGCACGTCTCCTTCCGACCCTAATGGCAAACCATCCACGGTTGAGCCAACAGGTACTTCCACAAGTATTATCACTACCAGTGACGGTTATCGTTGGAAGTATCTTTATACTATACCTGTTGGTCAGGTCTTAAAATTCTTCTCTAACGATTACATGCCTGTTCTTAGCGATGTCGCTGTTACAGGTGATGCTGTTGGTGGAGAGATTGATACTGTTGTTATCCAAGCATCAGGTACTGGATACAACAACGGAACGTATGAAAACGTTCCTATTAAAGGTGATGGAGTTGGTGGAAGAGTATCACTGGTTGTTGATGGTGGACGTATAGTTAACGCTACTGTGACATCTGGTGGATCTGGATACAACTTCGGTAAGATCGTTATTGATGAAGTCAATGGTATTGGTGCAGGAACTGGTACTGGTGCTGCTATTGACGTTATCATTCCTCCTGAGACAGGACATGGTGCTGAACCAGACTCTGAGTTAGGTGGATATCGTGTAATGATCAACACCAAATTTACATACGCTGAGGGATCAGGTGACTTCCCAACTGATAACGACTATCGTCGTATTGGTTTGGTTATTAATCCTAAGCAATATGGTACTACAGAACTTACTTCTGCTATTACTTTATCTGCAACTCAAGCGGTTATATTCTCACCAACCTTTACAGGTCAGTTCCAAACTGATGAGATAATAACACAGTCCCGAACTGTCGGTGGTCAACAGGTGACTGCTAGAGGTCGGGTTATTTCATGGAATGATACCACTAAAGTCCTGAAGTTCTATCAAAATAGAATTGACGGTGTGTTCCCAGAAATTACTGGTAACCTAACTGACTTTGAGGGTGGTAACCCTGTGGTAGGTGCTACATCAGGTACCTC